AACTGAGTAGAAAGCGGCCGAAGCAGAAACTGACAGGGCAGAGGTTGCGATTAAAAAGGGAAATATCCTTTCTTGTATTTTTTTCAACATTTTATTTATCTTTTTCGGTGGCATATTTAACACCCATAATAGTACCAATAATACTAAATGAGTTAGTTAATAATATACCAAACAAATTTGACCAAGTTGATTCCAATATAGGATTTTCTTTTCCCTGAACCAAGGTAAAGGCAAAAAGAAGTGTAGTAATTACACCAACTCCTAAAATTACCCATAAAGCTACCTTAACAATTTGTCCTATTAATTCGAATTGAGTTTTTTTCTGCATTAGTTCTAGATCTTCTAGAGCTTTATCTTTTCCTTTTTCTGCTTCTTCTCTTAATTTTTGAGCTTCCCATTCAGCATTTTTAGCTTCTTCTAAAGCAGATTGAAGTTCTTCCATTAAGGAATCATTTTCTTCTTGTTTAGCAACTAGTTCTTTATTTTGTTGTTGGACTTGTTTAGTAACTTCTAATCGTTTTCTACGAGTTGATTTATCTTTTTCTTTACAGAGAGTAAGGTATTCTTCAAATTCCTTATCACCTTTAGGGGCTTTAAGAAGTTTAAGAAAATTACCTTCTACATAGATTTTTTTAGTTTTCGCAACCTCTAGTAGAACATTTCTAGTATGTTCTGTTACTTCTATCATTTATAAATTTTAAATGGAGCTGTTTTTGCTTTGTAAGCTTCGTAATCAGCCATAAATTCTTCTAAACGTGGTTCAATATCATCTGATTTGATAATCCAGAATTGGGCACCTACTTTTTTAGCTCTTTCTATTTCGTCTTCATCTTCTGAAGAGGAGATAATACCAATTACTACTCCGTCTCCATATTCGTAATTTATTTTTCTAATCATTTCGATTCCATCGTAAGAGGAACCCACAATGTTCAAGTCTACAAATACACATTCTGGTCTATCTTCTCCATTATCTGGGAACCATTGTTTAAATTTTTCGTCAGCTTCATCCGAGCTATCTAAAGCCTCAAAAGATAAAGCCATATCCAAAAGTGAACATGCGTCTTCGAACACTAGATGAAATAAGTTTTCATCATCAATTAACATTAGTGTGTCAATCATTCTAAATTTTAATTTTAATTTTAGTACCTTGTTTTTGTTTTTCTGCCCATACACTAAAACCATGTTCCTTAAGAATGGAAATACTAATGTTTAATCCTAAACCAGTACCGCCTTCCTTTTGGCCCTCTTTCCTAACATATGGTTTGGAAAGTTCAATAAATTCACTCATTGTTAATCCACGCCCATTGTCCTCTATACATATATAACTGCCGCTATGATAATTTCCTTCTTGGTAAATTTTTACCCATTTTGTTTTAGAATCATTATACTTAAGTCCGTTACGAATTAAGTTATCTAATGCCGTACAAAATAAAGGTTCATTTACATTTAATTCTGTAGGTAAATTATCATCTAAAATAACTTGATGTTTATAAGCTGTAAGTTTTAGATAATCCTCTAAGATTTCTTTAATGTTACATTCTGTCTTAGACATTTGAGCATTTGTTTTAAACAGATTAGTAAACTCGTATACACCCGAATATACTTTTCTAGCGTGGTGTAAACCATCTTCTACTAATTTTAACGGGGAACCAATTTTAAGTTCTTTAATTTGCTCATCTGTTAGTCTTCTTTTTAAAGATTTAATACCTCTAGGAATGTAAGTATTAATCCCAGAGTGCATATCATGTCTAATAATTTTAGCTGCGTGTTCTAGGTATACGTTTTTAGCACTTAATTCTTTACGAATTTTAGCTTTATTTGCTAAAAATTCTTGTACTACAATAAAGAAGGGAGGCATAAATGCAATAACACAACCTAAACCAAATTTAGCTAAAAAGTAAGAGGGATTACATACTCCTACTACAATACAAGTTTGTACTGCAAAAAAAGTTAGCATAATTAGCCCTGCAATGAGCAGGGCTATTTTTGATGCTTTTGATATGCCGTCTAAGGCTGACATTTTAAAGTTCGGATTTACGTAGGCCTAATTTTTCAAAGACCCATTTAGAAGGACATTTTTTAGTCCATACTCCAAATTGTAACATTACGATTACAAATACAACTACCCACCAGTTTTTATATAGTAAACCTCCTAATAATACTAATGACATTAAAAGGTATACAGCTCTAACTGATGTCCAATTTTTAAAGTCTTTTAATTCTATAAATACAAAAAATAGTACTGGGTAGATCTTAGCCCATACTTTTCCTAAAAATCCTTTAATTTTGTTTAGTAAGTTTTTCATTTCTTTTTCCTTTATGTTTATCAAATTTATCTAATATTTCATTTAATAACTCATTTTTAATAAACCCAGCTAAAGATGCATTTTTTAAAGCTGAAAGTAATTGGAATACAATAAAGGGGGTGATGATAGTTTCACTTAACCATCCAGTTCCAGAAAACCCTCTTTCTATAATTAAAATAACAGTTAATATACAAATCCAAGCAAATATAGTTTGAATTACTTTTAGTGCTTTTCTAGTTTGAAATCCTTCTGTTTTTACTCCTTTGATTATTCCAAAAAAACCATCTAATAACATTACTGCTACAACTGCCAAATACTGCTCAGCATTTTCCATGGTTATGTTCAAAAAATAAGAACACATAAATCCTGCTGATGCAGATATACTTAAAATTAATGTTTTCATTGACAGTTTCATTACATACTTAATGTTTGAATAAATGCTACTTTAACACGTATCCATACTCTATTCCAAAATGGAAGAGATTTAAATTCTTTAGTTCTAAATATGTCTTCTAATTCTTCCATTATAAACTAACTAACATATCTATAAGTTCTTGTTGTGGGAACATATCTACTTTATCTTTTCTTGTATTAGTATGAGTCCAAAGACCTTTTACTCTCCCGTAATAAGCATCTTCGTTAAATTCGAAAGCATCAGCACCTTTTTCTTTAATTAAAGCAGGTAAACCAGCTCTAACATCAATGCTATCTCTTTCAGCAATCCATAAAATCCATTTATGTAAAGCTTCAATTTGAGCATCTGAATATCTATGCCAAGTTTTATGTCCTCTAAAAGGTTTTGCTAATTCTACGATTTGAGATTCATGGGCTGCAGTGCCGGCATAGGTTTTACCATCTACAATATAACCAAAATTATTTACTTCAATTGCTACTGAATGGGTATGCATGTGTTGGGAACCATTTTTACCTAAATGCCAACCATAACCACCTTCGGGGAATGCTTGAACCATTTTCCCATCATATTTATTGTCATTTCCTTTAATCGAAGGACCACCTAATACAAATTCAGTTGCTACTGCACCTCTTGAATCTCTACCCCAATGATCAATTGTTCTAAAGGGGTTGTGCCAACCTGCTGTATGATGTAAGAAAACATATTCTTTATTTGTTGGACCTGTTTTATATTCTCCAATAGGTAAGAAATGTCTTTCAATTATTAAACCATTTTCTGTAGTATAAATTTGTTCTGAAAAATCTGTTGTAGCTAATCCCATAGCATCCCATGTAGCAGGACCTACAATACCATCAGCGGTTAAACCATTTTCAGATTGCCATTTTTTAACAGAAGCTTCGGTTCCCTTACCAAAGATACCATCAGCACCAATGTTTAGAAACTCTTGTAATTCTTTTACTTCTTTGCCTCGTGAACCTACTTTTAGTAACATTATTCTCCTTTTTTGCTAAATATTTTTGTAAGTCCATCAATACCAAATGAGCCAAGAGTAATAATTACAAATGAATTAAATACAATATCAGTAATTACTAATTCTTTACCCATAATACCTGTAATAACATCGGCAGCTGCAAATAATACCATTACGGCGAATGATGCGAATCCTACGATGTTTTTCTCATTAAATGAGTTGTCGTCTTTAAATATGTCTTTAAACGCCATAATCTTTGTTCTAATAAATTTTACCATAGTGAAACTAATTTAAGAAACATTTTGTTATAAATATGAAAAAAAGGGGTGCTAATGCACCCCTCTTTTATAAATGAAAAAATACTTAAAAACTTAATTTTATAACTGAGTTAACCAAGTAGTTAATATATATTTATCATTACTTACAGGAACATTTCCTCGGTGAACAAAAGGAAATCCTGTAGGATGGATTAATAGGGTTCCTTGTTTAGGTTTGATTTTCCATCCACTATATAATAATTCTGTTTCTCCTCCTTCTTCAACATCATTTAAGTAAAGAATAAAAACAAACATTCTACTACTTAATTCTTTAGGAAAAGTTTCAACATGCCATTCCTTAAAATGTCCTTGATTTTTATTGTATTTTTGTATTTGAAGGGCAGGATAATGAGTTTCTCCTGAAAATAAACTATATCGAGGATATTCATCTTCTTTGGGTAAATTACCTAAATATTCTTCAGTTAAATGATGATTAAAAGTAGTAATAATTGGATTTACAAACGAAGCAAATTCAGGTTCTGTAAACATAGACATATCATAAGAATTTTTTATTTCTTGATTTTGTCCTGTTGATGCTTGACCTACATATCCTTTACCTTTATTTTTTAATTCTTCAAAAATATCAAGTATATCTTGACAAAATTTACTATCAAAAGCATTTTCTTTTACATAAACAAAATGATCTAATGTCATTAAAGTACCTATTGTTTTTATTTTTTTATCCATCACAACTTATACAATCTACAGTTCTTGAACCTAAATCTCCTTTAATTACACTATCGGTTCTTAAATAATATAATGTTTTAATTCCTAATTTCCAAGCTTCCATATGAACCTGATTTATCCATCTTGGTGAATCTGTTGGATCAAATGATACATTTAATGATTGAGTTTGATCAATATATTTTTGTCTAACAGCGGCTTGTTGGATAAGACCCAATTGGTTAATTTCTGGGAATGTTAAGAAAATTTCCTTTTCATCTTCAGTTAAAATTTCATGAGATAATCCTTGAACCGAACCATTATCAGCCATGATTTTATCCCATATTTTAGAATTATTATGTCCTTTTTCTTTTAATAATTTTTCTAATTCTGGATTTTTAACAATAAATGTTCCTTTAGCACCATTAAACACATAAAAATTTGTTGGTTGAGGTTCAATACCTGCTGAGCAACTATTAATACGAGAATTAGATACTGTAGGGGCGATGGCTAGTACGTGAGTATTTCTCATACCTGTTCCTTTACACCATAGTGGTTCTCCGTATTCAACTGCCATTTGACGAGAAGCTGCCTCAGCTTTTGCTCTAATATCACTAAAAATAGTGTGAGTCCAAGCTGTTGAAGCAATAGAGTTAAATGGTAATCCTTTCTGTTGTAAAAATGTATGCCATCCCATTACACCTAAACCTAATGCTCTACCTTTCTTAGCTGATCTATGTGAACGGATCATCGAATCTTTACCATTAGTTTTAACGATAAATTCTTCCATTACCCCGTCTAAAAAATAAGTAGCAACTTCAACTACATCTGTATTTTTCCATTCATCATACTTAGCTAAGTTAAGAGAAGATAAACAACAGATAAAGGAATGTTCCTCATCTGTATGAAGTGTAATTTCAGTACAAATGTTAGTCATAGAGACGTCTAAGTTATT